TTACGATAGAAGAAGCAGAACAAATGCCCGTTAATCATTTCAACGAATGGTTGGCTTATTACCAAATATTGAGTGAGCAAAATGGCTGAAGATGTAAAGATCGTAATAAGCGCGGTAGACAAAACCAAAAAGGCTTTTGGGGGTGTTACTAAAGGCTTGCAGAATGTTGCTAAAGCTGCATTTAGCATGAAGTCTGCGCTTGCCCTTGCCGCTGGTGGTTTAGCTATAGGCTACATGATCAAGCAATCTTTAACTGCTATAGATACGCTAGGAAAGACTGCATCTAAAATAGGCACTACAACTGAAGCACTTAGCTCTCTGCAATTCGCAGGAACCCAGACGGGCGTAACTATTGAAACCGTCAACATGGCTGCACAGCGATTCACAAGGCGTTTAGCTGAAGCTGCTAAAGGCACTGGCGAGGCTAAAGGCGCACTCAAAGAATTAAATATTGATGCTGAAGAGCTAAAGAAGAAATCACTAGATGAGCAGATGCTACAGCTTGCCGATGCTTTCGGTAATGTTACAGCATCAGCAGATAAAGTCCGTCTAGCCATGAAGCTTTTTGACTCTGAAGGAGTCGCGCTAGTAAATACCTTGGCTCTTGGAAGGCAAGGCTTAAAAGATATGTTTATCGAGGCTGACCAATTAGGTTTGGTTATGTCGGGAAAAGCAGCTAAAGGCGTGGAAAAAGCAAACGATTCTCTTTCTAAATTATTTGGCTTGTTTACAGGTTTGCGTAATCAAATAACCGCTAATCTCGCTCCAGCTATAGAGGCATTAAGCAATACAATAAAAGATAAGTTTTTAAAAGACATTAAAGCGGCTGGCGGAAGCGTAGAAGAATTTGGTCTTATTTTAGCTGAAAATATACTTCAAGGGTTGGCGGATATTTTGTTAGCCCTTGGATCAGCGGCTAGGGGTTTTGCTGATTTTGCAAATGGCTTTATTGAAATGGCCAATTACGTTAGGGATTGGATGAATTTAGCGCCAATTACTACAAAAATGACGTATGGTTTTAGCGATTCTATAGACAATGCGGCTGGTAATGTTTGGCGGCTTAAAATGGGCCTTAGAGGACTTAGAGAAGAGGCTGACGATTTAGCTGATGGCGAAGTTCTTCCAACTACGATGCAAAAGTGGGGAGCCTCAATTAAGTCTGCTGGAAATGCTTTGCCTAGCTTGGTAGAAGGAATGGATGCAGTTTCTAAGAATGCCGCAGGGTCATTAACGGACGCTTTAACGTCTGCAATCAGTGGCGCTAAATCTTTTGGCGAAGCTATGAAAGATATGGCTAAAAGCGTTATTGATAGCCTGATTAAAATGATGGTTCAATACTGGATTGTTCAACCCCTGTTTAATGCTATTGGTGGCGCTCTTGGTATGCCTACGACAGCAGCAACAGGAAAGGCAATAGGTGGATCGGTTCAAAACGGGCAGCCTTACATGGTTGGCGAGCGCGGCCCAGAAATGTTCGTTCCTAACCAAAGCGGCTCTATTGTACCTAACGGAAGTTTAGGCGGTGGCGGTGGCGTTACTGTCAACCAGACCATTAACGTATCTACTGGCGTACAGCAGACAGTCAGGGCAGAAATTGCTACACTGATGCCACAAATTGCCAATGCCGCTAAAGGTGCAGTTGCAGACGCTAGACAGCGTGGCGGTGGGTTCAGCAAGTCATTAGTCGGAGCATAAGAAATGCCATTAGCTTTCCCCAACGTAGGCATTACATCAATCAGCCTACGTTTAAAACGAACTGTTGCGGTCACAGAGTCCCCGTTTACCTATGATCAACAGGTGTACGCCCACCAAGGCGCTATATGGCAGGCAGAGGTCAATCTACCGCCTTTAACGCATGACGAGGCACGATCAGTCGAGGCTTTCATTGTTGGCTTAAAAGGGCGCTCTGGCACGTTCACTTTTGGACACCCTTTACATACAAGCACAGCCACAAGTACCACATCTGGTACAACTGCGGTAAGGGCTGAAGTATTGGCTACTACTGCTGGCGCTAGTGCTGTAACTGCTGGCACTTATTTTCAGTTAGGCGACTATCTTTATATGGTCACAGCCGATAAGTCTTCTGGCGCTGGGAACCTATCTTTTCAGCCACCATTGCGAACAGCAGCGGCAAGCGGTACAGCATTAGACTTTACCTTACCTAAGAGCCTATGGCGTTTAGCGAGCAACGATATAGGTTGGTCTACGGATGCAGCTTCTATCTATGGTTTTAGCTTTGCATTCACTGAGGCATTGTAATGAGCAGAACATTAAGTACAGAGATGCAGGCTGTTGCTACTGCCGAGCTAGTCCGCCCTATCTATTTGGTAGATATGGAATTCAGTTCTGGTAGCATTTTCCTTTGGTCTGGGATGGGCGATCTTACCTACAACTCCAATACCTATTTAGGCGCTGGTGACCTGTTATCTATTGGATCAATCGCTGAGACCGCAGAGCTTACCGCTAATGGCGCAACTGTAACCCTAAGTGGCATAAAACAGTCTTTGCTTACACTAGCCAGAGATGAGCCATACCAAGGCAGACCCCTAATCATTCGCCTTGGCGCATTTGATGAAAATGGTGATTTAATCGCAAGCCCAGTTATCTTGTTTAGCGGGTTTATGGATATAATGACAATCGCAGATTCTGGCGATACCTCTACAATTACAGTTACGGTTGAGAATAAGCTAATAGCATTCCAACGCACAGCAGTTAGACGCTACACAGCAGAAGATCAAAAGATCGAGCATCCCACAGACAAAGGCTTTGAGTTCGTAGCCAAAATACAAGAGAAAGAAATTATCTGGGGCAGGGCTTCACCTTCTTCTATGGCAAGTTCTGGCGGTTCAGGAAGGTACGACAGGGCAAACCGTTGATCAAGATAGCTCACGAAAGCCTGTTAAATGTAAAGGCAGAGCTAATCCCTTTACTTGATAAGCATTGGGAGCTAGTAGCCTTAAACCAAGGCGAGATTAAGTTAAACCCCAACTGGAAAGAATACGCAAATCTTGATGCTGCTGGGATTCTTCGGATATTCACTGCAAGGGATGATGGCGAGCTGGTTGGGTATTTTGTTCTAATGGTTAGCCAAAGCATTCATTATCAAGACCATCTGTTTGCTAATAACGATGTTTTGTTTGTGTTGCCCGACAGTAGAGCTGGTGCAACTGGTTATAAATTGATCAAGTTTGCGGAAGATCATTGTCGAGAAGCTGGCGTTTCTTTGATGATGATTAATACTAAAGTCCACATTCCATTTGATAGCTTAATGATTGGAATGGGCTTTGATTTAATAGAACGTATTTACTCCAAATTCCTAGGGAAATAAAATGGCAATTGCAGCAATAGCAGGATTAGCCGCAGCAGGTGGAGCGTTTGCCGTAGCGGCAGCAGGGACTTTTACGCTAGGGGCTTTTGCAACAGCTTTTGCTGTTGGCGCTGGCCTGTCTATGGTTTCTCGCGCCTTAATGCCTACCCCGTCAATTGGCGCTCAAATGTCTGGAACTACCACGACAGTTAGAGAGCCTGCATCTACGAGAACAATGGTTTACGGTCGCGCTAGGGTTGGCGGTTCAATTGTTTACCTAGACTCAACAGGCACAGACAACGAATACATGCACATGGTTATTGCTGTTGCAGGCCATGCCATTGATGCCTATGAGGAAGTCTGGTTTAACGATGAAAAGGTTTGGGATAGCGGTTATGTTGGTAGCTGGGGTACTTATATCGACCTAAACTTTCACGATGGTACGCAGACCACAGCAGACGCTAATCTTGTATCAAGGTCTACCCAGTGGACTACAAACCACAAGCTATTAGACACAGCTTACATTTACGTCCGTCTTAAATATGATGCCGAGCAGTTCGCTAACGGCTTGCCTAATATATCTACAGTAGTCCGTGGCAAGAAAGTCTACAACCCAGCAACATCTAGCACCGTTTGGTCGCAAAACCCTGCGCTTATCGTTAGGGATTATCTGTTAGATTCCAAATACGGATTGGCTGAAGATGCTGCAAACATAAACGCTACTTCTGTTTCTACAGCTCAGACTTTATGCGATCAAGATGTGGCCCTTGATGCTGGTGGTACTCAGAAAAGGTATGTGTGTGATGGCGTTGTTGATACTGGTAATTCCAGAGAAGCCAACATTGAAGCCCTGCTATCCTCTATGGCTGGCCGTTTAATTCACTCAGGCGGTGAATACTTTATATCTGGTTCAGCTTATGTGACCCCCACAGTCACTATAGACGAGTCCGTTTTAGTTGGTGCAATATCTACACAGACTAAGCAAAG